TGAGATATTTCGAAAATATGAGTAGTGATGAAGATTTGGCTACTTGGATATTGAGCCAAGGTGGTAGGGGTGCAATGAATACAGATGTTCTACAAGGTGAAAATGCTGGTGGAGGATTTAAAAAACAAGAAATTGCTCACATTTTAATAACAATCGCTAAAACTAATGAGAAAAGGAAAGAAGGTACAGCTAACTGGGCTATTTTAAAGTCAAGAGTTGGTGATGCAGGTGTTACTTTTAAAGATTGTCCTTTTGATAATGGTAACATGGTCATCCATGTCCCATCCGAAAGTTCAGATCACATGGATGATTTCATTAAAGATAAACAACTTTCACACTAAATGTTAGTAAATAGTTTGTAACAAATCTTTACTTTACTTTCGTTTTGTGTTATATTGCATATATATTAAATACCCCAACAAAGGTGGTTGTTTATCAAAAATAGTTAATTAAATAGAGTGTGATTTATACAATAATTCTGTTCTTACCTAATAATTAAACCTAATTTTAAAACAGCAGAATTTTTTAAAATCATTCAATGAATAAATTGAACAAATTCCTTACATTGTAAGGTTATAAACTAGTAAATAATAAGTAATATATGAGTAATATTTTTATACAAACAGACCACAATGACCCAGAATATGCGTTTTTTGACAAGTACCGAAAGGTCATATTTAAAGGTTTGTGGACACCTGCAAAATATCAAAGATTGATAGAAGGTGAAGTAGCAGAATGTCAACGATTGCCAAGAGTTGACAAAGAAACAATTAATAAATGTATTTTGGCTGTTGCAATGGTAGAAGACAAGGTTAAAACCTTTTGGTCAAACATTGCAAATGATTACCCTCAAACGATTATAGGGGATGTAGGTGGACTTTTTGCATATACAGAAGTGGTTCATAGGATTTCTTATGCACAGTTGATGGAATCGCTTTATATTAACCCACAAGATGTAAAACTATACCCTGTTCTTAATGATAGAATAAATTATTTAACTAAGTATTTGAAATATGCAAAAACTGATGGAGTTGAAAGTGATTTTATTGAACAAAGACGTAAGTTAAAGAAATTATGTTTATTTACAACATTAGTTGAAAAATGTAGTCTTTTTACACAATTTTACATTTTAATGTCATTTGCAAAAAATGATAAAGGATTGAAATCTATATCTTCATTACAACAAAGTACAGCCATTGAGGAAAACATACATTACACGTTTGGGCTTGACATAATTAATATTATTAAAAACCAAAATCCTAATTTATGGGATAATTATGTAATTGAATTAGTTGAGAAGAACATTAAGGCAGCATATAAGGCAGAGTTGAAATTGATTGATTGGTTTTTTGAAGAAGGTGTTCCTGACCATTTAAGTAAAAAAGAAGTTATAAATTTCTTAAATTATAACTTTAATATTGTTTGCAATGATTTAGGTTTAGACTTAAATTTTGATTTTGATAAAAAATACTTTGATGAAGTAAATCATTGGTTTGTGTTAAAAACTACTGCACCTGTTGAACCAGATTTTTTTATGAATGCAGTGGGTTCTTATTCATCATCAGATGAGCAATATAATTTAGATGAATTACAATTTTAAGATATGATGAATAAATATACAAAAAATCAAATTACGTTTTTAAAGAATAAACAATATTTGAAGAGTGGGGAAAGCCTACCAGAAAGAATTAAATCAATTAGTGAACATATTGGAGAATATGCACATAATTACTCGGATGGACTTGCAGCTAGAATGAATAATTATGTTACTGAACAAATCCACTGTCCATCAACACCAGAAATTGCAAATTTAGGGAGGGAAACAGTAGAAGGGTTTCCTTGTAGTTGCAATATAATTACTGTCCCTAATTCTATTGCAGGTATTTTTAATTCTATTGCTGAAACTGCCATGTTATCTAAAAATTGTGCAGGAGTGGGATTGAATTTTTCTGCTTTGCCAGATAAAGACACTTTTTTAGATGAAGGGTTTTATTCCAATTCTAAGTTAGATTGGGCTGAAATGGCTGTTGATGCTGCTACAAAAGTTAGTCAGAGTGCTTTAAGGAGAGGTTATGCTGTTCCTTTTTTTAGTGCTGATGATGTAGAAGCAGAAGATATTTTAAAGCGTTGTCATAAAAACAACCCTAATAAAAATGACCCATTATTAGACAACAATATAGGTTTTATTTTACCAACTGGGTTTCGAAAGAGAATGAAAGAAGGGGATAGAAAGGCAAAAAGTGTATTTGTAAAAATTTTAAAGGAAAGATTAGGTTCTGGAAAGGTTTACTTGTTAGATGAAGAAAATTGTAATAAGAACACTTCACCAGTTTATGAAAAACTTGGACATGTTGTACAATCTACTAATATTTGTACAGAAGTTTTAACACCACACTATGATGATAAAACATTTGCTTGTATTATCTATAGTTTGAATTTGAATAATTGGGATGAAATGAAAGCGAATCCTCAAATTATTAAAGATGCTTTTTACATTGCAGATATTATAGTTCAAATCTACATTGACCAAACAGAAGGTGTTCCATTTATGGAAAAAGCTAGAAGGTCAGCGATTGAAAAACGTGATATTGGTATAGGTACTTTAGGTTTTCACGATTATTTACAATCAAAAGGAGTAGTATGGGGCAGTTTAGAAAGTCGTAGGATTAATAAAGAAATTTATTCTACAATTAGAAAATATGGAGAAGAAGCTACAAGGGAAATGGCTGAAAGATTAGGTTCTCCTAAAATGTGTCAAGAAGCTGGGTTAATTAGGCGAAATGTATCATTGATGATGGTAGCACCAAATAAGTCAACATCTTTTATTTTTGGTGGAAAGTCTGGTAGATCATTGGGTATAGAACCACAACTGTCTAATTATTTCATAAAAGATTTAGCTGGTATTCAAGTTGTTAATAAAAATTTATTTTTAGAAAAAACTCTCCAAGATTTAGATAAAGATACCAATGAAGTATGGGACGATATTGCTGCAAATTTAGGTAGTGTCCAACATTTAGATTTTTTAGATGAACACACTAAAAAAGTGTTTAAAACTGCTAGTGAAATATCCCCTAAAGATATTATAGATTTGGCTGCTGATCGACAAGTTTATATTGATATGAGTCAATCTTTGAATTTGTTTAACCGACCCAATTATAGTTTGCAAGATGTGATAAACATTCATCTTTATGCATTTGAAAATGGTATAAAAACATTGTATTATTATTATCCACAAATACATGCAGCTTTAGAACAAGATGGGGGAAATTGGGATACTTGTGAAAGTTGTGCAGATTAACTTTTTGTAGGTTTAACATTTAAATTGCAGTTACCCTCTAACATAATTGTAACCGTTTTTCCGTCTTCAAAAGATATTAGGAAAAACGGTTTTTTTGTGTCCATAAAAGAAAAAAACAGTATATATGGGTCATTTGCTTTAGTATTTACAAATACTGAATCATTTGAGTCAATATATTTGATTTTTGTTTTAAACGACAGAATTTGTGATTCTAATATGTCAACACATCGAATATATATTGTGTCATTTGCTAATAAGCCAAATGAAAATATTAGAAACATTGCTATTGTCAAAATTATTGCTTTCATGTTAATAAATATGGTAATTTAACTATTTATTAATATGAAAGTATTAATTAGTGAAGACATTGCTGAAAGAGTTAATGAAATGTTAAATGAACACATCAGTTTATTTGCCGAAACTTTTAATGTGACACAACAAAGCAATAATTTAAACCCAAATAGATGGAGAAGAAAAAGGCAATCTACCGAAAGGAAAAAAATAGTTTACGAAATTAAAGATGGTAAACACAAATATGAATTTTATTTGGTGGAACAATCTAAAGGTTTTTTTATTTTAGAAATTACTCCGAAAAATGAGGAAAGAATTGGAGGAAAAAGCTTTACATTAATTAGTACAATAGGAAAATTAATAAAACTTATAATGTTTGATTTAAAAGGAAGTGATAAAATCAATTCAATTATTTTTAAACCTAAAGGATTTGATTTTTATGATGTAAACCCTATAATAATGAAAATGTATAGGAAGAAAGGTTTAAAAATCAATAAAAAAAATAGAGCTGGCTTATTTTTAAAAATATTAGAAAAATTTGTACCAGGAGCTATTGTTACAAAAAGTGGATTGGCAGTTACAATAAAGAAAAAAGAAAATAATGAAAACATTAATAATAACTGAAAGTGTTTTAACACTATTAATGGAAAGTAAACGAAGTATGGCAGCAGGTGTATTACCAATTTGTGAAAAAACTGGTAGGATATTAATTGTTAAACGGAGTGGAAACATTACATTTCCAAACAGTTGGTGTAATTTGGGTGGTGGTGGTGATGATGGAGAATCACCGAAACAAAATGCAATGAGAGAATTTAGAGAAGAATCTTTGTTTAGAGGTGCTATAACATTAAAAAAAGATAATGTAACAACTAATAAAAATGTTCACTATCATAACTTTTTTGGGTTTGTGAAAAATGAATTCACTCCTAAAGTAAATGTAAAAACAATTGATGGTGAAGTTGAAATTAGTGATTTTGAATGGGTAACATTTGTTGAACTATATAAAAGGTTAAAAAAGAATAAATTTCAACCAGATTTTAAAAAATACTTAACAACTCAAAAAAAAGTAATACACAATATAATATATAATTTAATATAATGATCGGTAAGTCTATAAAATTTCCATTTGAAGAGTCTAAAGATGGTTCATTTTTAGCAACTACTAATGATTCTTATGCAGCAATAAAATCTCATTTATCTTTTTTTATTTTAACTAGAAGAGGGTCAAGATTATTTAAACCTTCTTTTGGTACATTGTTAAGTGAAAATTTATTTGAACCAATGGATAAAAACACTATAGATAAAATAACACAAGATTTAATTGAATCAGTAAAGTTGAACATAAAAGGGGTAGATATTAATGATGTTTCATTTAATGTTAATTCAGAAGAATTTTTAGTTTCAATTCAAGTGAAATATTCAGTAAATGATGGGATTTTTAAACAAAGTGATATTTTATCTATCGAATTTTAATATAAACTTCTTGAAGGTCGAGATTGCCAATATTCAAAATTATTTACATCCATTATTGTTAACTTCCCACAACTTCCTCCACCAGTGTCTAAATTAATAAGATTAGATTTAAAATCTGGTCTATGGTTTTGTGTAGGAGTGTGTCCAATGAAAATATGTGTAACATCCTTTTTACAAATTGGATTTATTTTAAGTTTTTGGTTTTCGTATTGTTTAGAAATTGAATATAACCTTCTGTTAATAGAGTAGGTTATATTCTTTTGTTTGTTTAGAGGTTTTTTTGGGTTAAACCCTCCATGACAAAACATTTTGCCATTTAAAATAAAATAAGGTTTGGCATCTTTTAAGATTTTCCTTAATTTATTTTTATTCCGTTTACTAGTAAATTGTGGTAATGTTTTTTTAAAATTGAACCATCTATTATCAATTATTCCATTTTTTAACCATTTCATTAGGAATAAATCATGATTACCAATCACAAAATAAAAATTGTTCATTCTTAAAAAAACATCAACACATTTATTAGCTTCACCCCATCCATCTGCTAAATCACCTAAAAATATTAATGTATCTAATTCGTAGTTAAAATGGCACTTAATTAGGACTTCAATTAGTCCCTTATAATTTCCATGCAAATCTCCTAATACGTAAGTTCTACCTTTTATTTTATACAATAGTTTATTGATAAATATTAAAACGGTATTGGTTCTTTATTTATCTTAGTAGATGTAACAATTAAATTAGAATACATTAAATCTTGTTCAATGGCAGACATGTCATTAATGTGTTTCTTGTTTGGGGCAATCAATCTTAATGGTTCTAACTTTACCCCATTTAAACAATTAGGTATTTTATCATCAATAGAGTATAGGTATTTTTTATTAGTAGTTCTATGCTGATTTACAGCATTCAACTCTTTTAATAATTTAATTGTAGTTCTATTATTCAATTTTTGAAAATTTAAAATAGGTGAATCTGCTCTAAGCTTATTTATAACTTTAGTTAAGTCATCTAACTTAAATTTAATACCTTTATTTTTGTTTAACCATATAGAGTATTTTTTGTAAAAATGAGTAAATGCACTTTGCATTTTAAATCCTTTAACTATATACTGATTAATACCTTTTTCGTTTTTAACAAGTGATAAATTTACATAATCTGAAAGTATTTTTACAGATTTTACAATACCAACATTCTCTTTCAATCTACTTTGAGTAATTTGACAAACTCTGGCTTCTGACAATATTGTTTGTTTTTTATCTTTAAAATCATCTTTTAACCTTCCCTTTAAGTATACATTTATAGACTTTGAAAAAGGTGTGGATAATCAACACTATTTTCAATTAAACCTGTTTTTATTGATAAGTGTTTGGCATTTTGGTAATCCAATGCTCTTGAAATTGTTGACCACTTATTATCGTTAAGGTTATCTTCATTTAAATGATTATCAAAAATTTGTATAGCATCTTCAAAACACATGTTTTTTAACAAGTATTTTATTTTAGACCTAAACGAAATATGAAATTCTCCTAAATCTCTATCCTTGTGAATGGCTTTTAGAGTGTCTATGGTAGTGTCTAAGAGGGTTTCTTCACCATCCTCAACTACTTCATCAACTACTCCATTTAAAGCGATTAAGAGAGCTTCTTTTTTAGCTGTCTTTAATTCTTTAAGTTTTAGTTTCATTGAATTGTCCATAGATTCCAAATCATAAACTACCTCTTTAAGATTCCAATTATATTCATCTAATAATTTTTCAAAAAAATCTCTATTTTTATAACAATATTTAGTTTCCTCTAATAGAGATTGATTTCCAATTGTTAAATAATCAATCTCATATTGGAATGTTTTCTTATTAAACATAATAAGGTTAGACATCCCAAATAATTGGTTTTCAATTGATTTTCTTATAAAATAAGATGTTTGTGAATTGTCATATTCATTACCATAAAAATCTAAAATATTCAACAGCTTTTCAGCTTTATCAATTAAGGTGTTTTGATATGCAACCATATCAAAATCAGAATCTATTAATGGTAAATCTTTTTCTGTTGGTAAATAAATATAAATGTCTTCTGGTAGTTTTACTCTAAATCTATTCAAAAACTGTTCATACAATATTGGGTGTATAGGGTTTTGTGGAGATTCCAAAAAATGCAATGTTTGTACATCAGTATTATAAATTGAAGATGCTTCAACTATAACTGATGTACAAATTACTATTTTTGAAGTTGTTTCCAATTCCCCATTTATTACAACATTTTTGAATTGGTCTGTTGTTTTTTCGTTTGCATTTAATAATTGGATTTCATCTTCTCTCCAACCTTTTTTTATTAAAAAGTCAATCAGCTCACCTAATTTACCTTCCATTTTTTTATTGTTTAAAAATAGGACATTTTTAGCATTTTTTACTAATCTTTTTTCTAATGATACAAATTGGTCAGCATATCTCACTTCTACATATTGCTTTACTATTGGTGTTTCCCATTTAACCCTACAAATTGGGAATGCTTTCAATTTTGGTTCTGCAATAGGCAAATATGTCCCTGTCATAGGAATGAAATTTTTGAATAAACTAAAAGACTGAATAATAACAGTTAATTCCCTATGCCTAAAATTCTTTCCAGAAGCAACTAAAAAATTATGATATTCATCAAAATATAAATCATATTCAGAAATTTTACTTTCCTTCCAATGTTTCATGTATGCTAACAGATTAGGAAATGAAGAATATGTTACTACAATTAATTCATCCCCTTCTTGAACATTTTTTTTGTGTTCAAAGAAACAACTAGCATTAAAAAATTCTTCAATGTTATCCAATAATCCAGTTGTAGGAACTGCAATTACTCTTTTACCTTTTGTTTTGGCACAAATTGTTGTTGTTTTACCTGCATTAGTGTCACCCCAAAGAATCATGTTTTTTTTTAAATCAATACCTAAAGTAGACATTTTTTTGTCGTTTGGTAATAAATGTAAAGTTTCAACATTCCCTCTTTTAGCAATCTCCTTTACTGATATTTTTTTGATTGCTTTATAACCTAATTTAAATGAATTATAAGTGTAGAGTTCATCTAAGATTACATTGTAATCATTAATTGTCTTTGGATATATTTCAGTTAAATAATCAATTAAAATGTCTTTACTAATATGGTAATTTACAGCTTCTCTAATTATAACTTCCAAAAAATTGTAAACCCTATTATCTTGTTGGTCAATTATTTGATTGCCAATCTTCTTCAATGTAGAAATTCCATATTGACCCTTTTTGATTTGAACAACACTTAAACCTTTTGATTCCATTTTAGCTTTCCAATCTTCCAAATTATTGGTTGAAGTACCTTCTATTCCAAATAAAATGTTAACATTTGAATAAACACTTTGTACAATGTTAACATCTAATTGGTTTGTTTCGAAAAAAGAAACTACTAATTTTTTAGTTATGCCTTTATTTTTTAACAATCTCGCAAAAAAGTAAGGCTTCAATTTCAACTTTTTAATGATTTGATTGAATTTGAAATCTATATAGATTTCAGAATTGCCTTTAAATACATTATTAATAGAAGTGACATTTACATACTTATCTTCTGATGTTTCCCATTCCCCAAATTGGTCAGCATATGAATAATATTGATTTTCACCAATTTCATAAACTTTGCTTTCACTTCTATGTTTAAATAAAAACATACTTCCCTTACCTTTTTCAACTAAAAAAGCAAATGACTCATCAAAAACAACACCTAATTGGTTCGTTTTACCAAAAAATGTTTGGTAAAACGAATATGTTAATCTTTGTTCATCTCCATTAAACATTTTTGGGTTATTGTACAATGAATCAAATAAGCCATTTAAACTAGTGTTTGTCATAGTTTTAGACATTGGCTTTGATGTAACGGTCACCAATTTTGGAATGTCGTTACAGCTTGGGTGTTCTGTACAATTTTTATTTATGTAAATGTTTGGGTCAAAGGATAGTACATTTACTCTTGTAACATCTTTTGTTGCAGAATCAAAATTAATATTAAATTTTTCTCCAAAGTTTTTAGTAAAATTTAACCATGTTGCTTTAAAATTAGCAACTGTTAATCCATTAAATTTTACTAAAATCCCTAATCCTTTACCTCCAAAACTTTTCCACACTGACTTAGTGAAAGGAAATTCTTTAAAGATTTCCTTTATTTCATCTAAAGAAGGGGATTTCCCACTAAAATCATCAATGTCAAAGTAAATAAAACTTGAAAGGTCAGTATCTTTTACAACTGATTTCGCACGTTTTGTAGGGAATTGAGCAGCCCAAGTCACTACTGGTATTGCTGTTGATTTTATGTGGTCATAAAGGTTACGTTCCACAAAACTGTTAGACCAATCACCAGTGGATTTATCTAACTTTCTTATTGGGTCTATATAAGACTTATTAGTATCATATTTCCCCAAACGTCTTGCATCAGTTATAAGTGTACTTTTATCTGATGATTTTATAAAAGACAAAGCAGAATCTATTGTTATTGTTGATTCTGCTTTCCTTGTTTTATCTAATTTTTTGTATAGGGTAATCATAAATTTTTGGAGGGTTTAGTCTTGTTTGGATAACCACCTATCTATATTTTCCATATCGGACAAGTGTTTGTTTACTATTAGATAATTAGGTGGTGTTAATCTCTTATCTGAAAATTGTGCTAAAATATATTTCTTTTTTTCTGCACAAATTTCCGTTATGTGAAAAGAAACTACATCTTTGTTATTTTTCACATAACTAATTAAATTTCTTTTTATGTCTTCTTTCAAATAAATTTCAACTTTTATAGTTTCTGCATCTATACAAATTGTAAATACAGATTTTAAAGTGTCATTTCTGGAATCTTCACAAAAATTTAAATCCTTTGTGTTAGATTCTTTAGTGTTAACTTCTTTAGTGTTAACTTCATAATCTTCCAATATGGAAGTCAATAATTCCATATCTTCTTCTGATGACACTAAAATATCAACATCGTTAATATCTCTATCTATAATTCCTTCCATATTTAACAAGTATGAACCAGTTATTAAATAACCGAAATTACCCAATGTTTGTTCACAGATTGTGTCTAATTTTTTAAAAAACGGATTTGTTTTTTTCATTAATTTAAATTCTTTTTAGTGTGAGAGCAATTATATTTTTGATATATTTGCAAAATAAATGCATCTGAATACCTTACTTTTAAAGCCATATAGTCTGACCCAAATTGTGTTGCCTCTTGTCCATTAACATCAAAATATACTACATACCAACCAACTGTACTAGTTTTTGATGGTACAACATAAATGTTAGGGATTGTTTCAAATTGTGTAGTATCTGGAAACTTTTGACAAAAAGCTAATTGTACGGCATAAAGTGTGTCAATTTTGCAATTTGTCAATTCAGATGTGATTTCAGCTTTTTCAACTTGTGAAAATGCGGTTGTTGAGATAATTAATAATGCCAACAATATAAATGTTTTTAAATTTGTCATATGTTTATATTTAAACGTTTCAACAAATATCGCTCAATTTTAGGATAAAATCAAGTTTTTTTGGAAGTTTTTTGAAAAAAAGTGAAGAAATTATACAAAGTGTATAAAAATTGAGCCACTTAACAGAATCGAACTGTTATCTACGGGTTACAAATCCGTTGTACTAAGCCGTTGTACTAAAGTGGCATTCATGTTTTTGTACTCTTAATAGGATTCGAACCTATATCTGTTGATTCGTAGTCAACTGTCCTAATCCATTGAACGATAAGAGTATTTTAATGATAGGTTACTCTATCAAGTTATTATTTGTAGGGATATTCAGATTCGAACTGAAATCTAACTGCATATAAGACAGTTGCTTTTACCGTTAAGCTATATCCCTAATTGTACTCCCAATAGGATTCGAACCTATATTGACTGGTTAGAAGCCAGTAGTCCTAATCCATTGGACGATGGGAGCATTTTATTATTTTGTGGTGATGCATACGAGGTTCGAACTCGTAACCTAGTATCCTAGCAGGGGTGAAAACCCTGTCGCTTATTCCAATTTGCATAATGCACCATACATTAAATGTTAACATTTTAACATTGGGGGAAATTAGGGAATCGAACCCATTAAGCTATTAAACATCTCCCAACCCTATCTAATAGAATTTGAGATTTTTCCCCATTTTAAAAAAATTTAATTATAAATTCTTTTGGTTTGTTATTTACTGTGAAGTATTACTTCACCATACTTACAATTACATTTAGTTTCATCTATCACATTTCCTTTAATATCAATAACTCCACTGTCAAACAATACATGATGGTTAGGACATAAGTATATTAAATTATTTGGATGGTTAATAACACCACACAAAGTGTCTTCTGTATAAGAAGAAATTGGTTTTATATGACAAACATGTAACTTACAATTAAAATTACATAATGCACATTTATAAGGTATTGGAAGTCGTTTCATAATTATGTTAGACCACCACCTAACTTTAGCCCATTTAGCAGCTTTGTGTTTTTTGTAAGCATATTCTGAAAATGGTGTTAACTTATGTTTTTCATATGCAATACTTTTTTTGCAAGAGTCACAAGTTTTTGCTCTACTCACCTTTTTACCTCCACAATTTGGACAATTTACTTTTATGTAAACATTTTTTTACCGCTTTTTTTAGATAATGCACTACAAGTCATATTACAAAATTTCTTTGCTTTAACAATAGATGCCTTAACATTTATTGGTATTTTTAACATAGTATTACAATAACTACAATAGTTAGGGTTGTCATAATACTTGTTTATTGCCCTTTGTTTTATTTTTTTATGACCTTTTACTTTATCTACATTTTTTGGAACTTCAAAAAGTGTACTATCAATTTCTAATATTTCTTGTTTTTTATTATTCTTATACATAATACAAATATACAACAAATCCAATATAATGTCAATGTTTTTAAGTATTATTCCAGTGTAAAAAATAATACACTTTCAACTTTTTGAAAGTAGTGGCTTGAAAAGGATTTGAACCTTTATCTCGATATTTAAAAGATACCTGCTTTCGCCAGTTAAGCTACCAAGCCAATTGTCACAATATTTATATGTTACAAAACCCTATTGTGGGGATTTAGATAAATGTTCTATAATATTGTATAAAACAAAATATCTTTATTGTTTGCATGACAGGAATCGAACCTGCAATCCTCTAAAAAGAGAACATCGGAGTCACAATCCGATACAGCTTACCAATAGCTGACACACACAACTTCTTTAAAATGTCCTACTTTTAGAACTTATTTTTTGTTGGGATAGAGAGATTCGAACTCCCATCGTAGCAGTATCAGTGCCATATTCTCACCATTGAAATATATCCCAAAAAAAGAAAACCCTTGAACCGTTTTGGACAGTTCAAGGGTTTTCACACACGAATTCTGTTCCACTAACTTTTCAGTTTGGTCTTTCTTCTAATCGTATGTATCTTATTATTTCTCATAATTCTTATATTCTTCTATTTGATTGTTGTTACTATATATACGTTTCTTTTTTAAAAAAAGTTCACCTTTTAAAAAGTTTTTTTAAAAAAGTTTAATTTACCCTTGATCGAACTTATATTTTTCATTTTGTGCCAACACTTTTTTTAATTGGGTAAAATATGATTGGGTATATTGTTTTTTAGTGATAAGTTGGTGGAATGGATTTGCCCAAATAACCAAATTATATTTTAAGTCATGTGCTGAATGGTTTTCATTACCTGATTTTTCAATAAATACTGTATAATTCCCAATTTCTTTAGTTTTTTTGCCACTTTCAGTGTCATGTGATAACATTTCACTCATAAAACTAGCAATAGCTTTTGTTATTTGAGTTGTTGGAACAGCATCACTGTTTTCATTGAGAACTACATTCTCATTTAACATTTTTTTAAGTTTTACACCTTGTTTATTGTTAATAATGATTTTTTTACTCATGTTTAAATTTATTTATAAATATCTAATTTTTTCAAAATTTTAAAGTGTCTATCATTTTTAATTGGTTTTCGCCAATTCTTGGTTTGAAACGTTAGAATTCTTCTTTGATTTTGGTAAGCTTCTTCTGTCAAATACACTTTTTCATCATGAGAAATAATTGTAAAGTCAGTTCTTCTATTGAGTTGATGTTCCTCTTCTGTACACTTTTTAGATGTGCAATCAATAATAGGATGTAATTCACCTTTCCCAATATAAATCAATTGAGAAGTATCAACACCACTCAAAATTAAATATTTGTAAGTGGATTCAGCTCTACGATTTGACAATTTTTCATTCTAGATTTCACTACCTCTAATATCAGTATGTGATGATAA